AAAAAAGAACTCGCTATTGACGAGGGTGTTAGACATGAGATTTACCTTGATCATCTCGGCTATCCCACGTTCGGTATTGGTCACCTTATAAAAAAGGACGACCCTGAATACGGTGAACCCGTTGGTTCTTCCGTTTCTGAGAAACGAGTAGACGAATGTTTTAAGGAAGATATCAAGATAACATTAGGCGATTGTCTAAAGTTGTACGACAACTTCTATGAGCTGCCCGAAGAAGCCCAGCTAATCATAGCCAATATGATGTTTAATCTTGGGTATCCACGTCTATCAAAATTCCGTGGAATGAAGCGCGGGGTAGACGCGCAAGACTTCAACAAAGCAGCAGCCGAAATGGTCGATTCGAGGTGGTATTCTCAGGTACCTAATCGCAGCGCACGTTTAGTTGAACGCATGAGAGCTTTGGCCATCGACAACTGATGCAAACACAGTCGTTAGATCGAGGAAAGATTGGCGAATACATTTGTGCTCTTAGAATGCTGAAAGACGGCATCCGATGCCAAATCATAAATTTTGAAGCAACCGATATCATAGCCTATCATGATGATAGGCTTTTCCGTGTCCAGGTTAAATCTAGTACATTGAAAAATAACGGTCCAAGCAGAAACAAGGGCTACCAGTTCAATCTTGCCGTAGGCGGAAAGCAGAAACGGCATCTTACCGATGCTGACTGTGATATAATAGCGTTAGTTGCTATTGAGCACGAACAGGTTATGTTCTTTCCGCGAGAGCGACTTCACGGAGCAAAAACAAAAAGGATACTTCCAAACAAGTTTGATGACTCAAACCTATGCCTCAAGACATGGGATCGTTGTCTAACCTACTTCTCCCCAATTGTCCCCTAACTCCTGATCCACCTTACTTGGCACCTTTAGCTCTACACAGGTTTCCATTATCTCTGTGATTCTCGCTGCTTGGCTCTCGCTTTCTACGTTAAAGCACAGTTCATCGTGCACGGTAAGTAATGGCACTAGCCCTTCTTTGTAGCACTCCACCATTGCCGTCTTAGTCTGATCAGCCGCCGAACCTTGGATTAGCTTGTTCAAAGCCTTATATGTGAAGGCTCTTTGCAATATGCCCCCATATTCTTTCTCGGCTTCCTCCCTTTTCATAGGCTTGTTATACCCAAAAGTCTTTGGCTCCCACATGTCAAAGCGGCACAATCTGCCAGACATCGTTCTGATTTGTCCATGTTTAGAGGCTCTCTGCATAACCATGTCCGCCAAACCTTTTACGAAAGGTACTTTTAAATGGTAGTTGGCAAGCAATTCTTTAGCATCTTCCTTGCTGATATCCATAGTATGGGACAGCTTACCCACACCCATGCCGTACATGATACCTAGATTGACGGTCTTAGCCTGCTTTCTGCTAATCCCAGCCATGTCCGCCACCATCTGGTGAAAGTCTGCATCACCCTTCTGGTATTCCTCAACCACCGAGTCAATGATAGGATGCCTAGAACCCTCCTTCAAAGATGCACAGTAATGAACCAAGAGCCTCGGCTCCTGACTTGAGTAGTCAAAACTCCCCCACTTGCAATCATCATCTGGTATAAACAAGCCACGGATCAATGATTTAATTTCCGGATCTCGTGCAGGGAGCTGTTGCAGGTTAGGGTTGCTCGAACTAAAGCGACCAGTCACAGTGCCTCCATCGTCTGAACGAAGCTGATGAAATTCGCAGTGTATACGACCCTTGTGCGAAAACTTTAAGATGTTGTCTACAAACGTGTTGCTTGCCTTGTCTAGTTCACGCAAACGCAATATCTTCGCCGCCATGGGATGTGGTGAGGCTTGTAGAAAGGCTTTTGTAAAAGACGGCTGACCGTTACCTTCTGTTCTATTATAATGAAGATTATAATGATCAAATACTTTAGCAACAGATGTTGACACCCAAGGCTCTACTTGAAAGCCTGTCTCGTGCTTGATCTCTGCCACAAGATTTTTCTTTGCCTCGATCAATCCTTTTTTAGCCTGCTCGGCACCATCTAGGTTAACCTTGACTCCTGCCTCTCGCATATCGAGCATGACAGGTATTAACGCTGTTTCCATCTCAAACACGGTCATAAGACTTTGCTTCTCAAGTTCTATCTTAAATTTATTCCAGAGCTTCAAAGTAAGTTCAGCATCCTTCTCAGCATATGCCCCCACAAAACGCGAGTTTAGCCGCCACATTTCCGCCTTTGGATCAAAGCCATGATCAAGAGCCGCCGCCCTGAGTGTCTTCTCGTCCTTGCGCTCGTTTAAATAATCTCGTGACAAGTTGTTTAGGCTGTAGCTGAAACGGTTCTCGTCAAGAAGTGGAGCCGCTACCATCGTGTCGATTATCGTGCCTTGAATCTTGACCCCTGCCCAACGCAGCCAGCCAGCGTCATATGTGGCGTTATGCATGATCTTAGGTATTTTAGGTGTAGCTAACTGATCCTTGAGCCATGTCATCACCTTCTTTAAGGGGATGTTGCCTCCGCCCTCATGAGCTATTGGATAATACCCAACAAAATCTCCTGCCGCGACAGCGATACCAACGATAAATCCGTCACTTCTCGCCCACCCTGGGCCTAATGTTGTAAGATTGGGATCGTTAGTTTCCAAATCAATGGCAATATAGCTACTTCTGGTCAGATCGGGAAAGACCTCTGGCGGTAACCAGTCCTTTTCTATCGTATCTAGATCCATTCGGTTAAGAAAACTTAGTTGACTCTTTTCTTTTTTTCTAGCCATTCTTCTCTCCTCCTAACGCTGCATACCCACAAAGATCAACCCAACTGTCCTCGTGATCGGTCTTCATTAAACGCGCCGTCTTAACCATGATCATACACAAAACAAACTGTTGCTCAGTAATTTCTGTGTCAAGAATAACAGACCATAGCTTGGCAATGTCTTGAAAGTTTTTATGAGCATCCCCATAATCTTTGTGCCTGTCGCCGTTAACTAAACCTTTGGCTGTATCAAGGATTTCTTCGCGTCTCATATTTCATACCTGTATTTTGAGTTGGATTGTACGATGTGCAGGTTTTGCCGTGCTCTGGTAACTCCGGTGTAGAACACTCGATGTTCATCGTCTTGGTCTGGGTTCTTTACCGCTGGATAAGATGAATCCGTCAATAAAAGAATGTTGTCATCCTCGCCTCCCTTCATTCGATGAATGGTAGATAGTTTTATACGAGGCTTATCTAGGCTTTCCCCTCGCCTCTTGATTGCAGATAGATAATACCTGTCTTCCCTAGATAATGCCACAACTGTAGCAGCGTCCATTTCTTTGCCAGCCAACAATCCGTGTTCAGCTACAAGGTTTTCATAGTTGTGAAAGCCGTCTGGATCAACCACATCAAAAGTTCTTGCCGCACCGCGCCGTAACATAGGGTTGTCCCCCTGTTTTGGCATCCGCTCGTACATCTCTTTACATTCTTTGATACCTATACGAGCACCATTAACTAAACGATCCCATGTACTCATTGCCCTTAAATCTTTCTGGGAAAAACTAAAGTTGCCGTATCGCTCGTAAAAATAACCGTCATCCTTTAACTTGCTTTGTATCAGGTTCAATGACTTATTCGTCCGAGCCATGATCGTCCAAGATCCTTGGTCGATGTCTACATCATACCAGTTCATAGAAAAATCTACGCTGCCCTCCGCATCACGAGGTTGCCACGTTTTTGGCTGGCGGTACCCAATACGATTTACAAGGCTGTTGGCTAATTCAAACACGCTTCTCGGCACTCGATAGCTTTGCCCCAAGACTTGCTTATTATCACAAACATTCATGAAGCTACCAATGTCTACGCCGTTCCATCTGTGTATGCACTGATCATCGTCTCCTGCGTACCAAACTCGCTGGGCAGTTTGTTTGAGTACCTGCACCTGTCGCCATTGAAGTGGGGTTAGATCTTGAGCCTCATCAACAATTAGCACGTCCAAGACTGGAGCGGTACCTTGCTGTACAAAAAGTTCTACCATATCTGTGTAATCAAACTTGCCCTGATCAGCCTTGTAGACGGCGTATGTCTCATCAATATGTTTGAGCATAGACCAATGTAGATTATAGTCCCCACGATGATTGAACTCATCCTCTAGTGATATGCACTTTAGTTTAGCCTTGGCTATTACCTCCAAATAGCGGTTACCCTCCTTTTGAGACAAAGGAATCATACCTTCATCCAAACTCTCAGCCGTTCCACTATCAAAAGCCATTCCTAAGATATTGCCTAAAAGTTTAAAGTCGGCAGGTCCTATGGTTTCCGCTGGTTTCATGCCAAGCCAGTTGAACCCTATGGAATGCAGTGTTTTAAACCATGGTAGATCCCTCTCACTTAGATTAAGCTCTGCCCCAGCCCTGCTTCTCGCCTCTTCGATAGACTTTCTGGAAAACGAAACGAAACCGATCCTGTCTGGTGGAGTGCCATTAGCCAGCTCCTTCCGAACAATATCAATCATTGTATGCGTCTTTCCGCAACCAGGTGGTCCGAAGATCAGGGTTTCTTTAGTCATCATTTTTCTCGCGTGGACGAGAACTGAGCCATTGCTCAATGTCTGTCTTCAGCCACCGTGTAGTGCTGTTCTTTTCCCTCTCAGGACCCAACACTATAGGTTTTGGAAAATGCCCTTCTTCTGTCCACCGATATATGGTAGACCGAGCAACCCCTAGCCAAGTAGACAGTTCACCCACTTTGATATACTGCTCATCAGAACGGTACGTCATCTAAAGCCTCCTTTTTAGGTAGTTCGATTTCATTGTTGTCAAATTGTGGCACATGCCATACACGAAGACTCTTCCAATCTTGTGTGTCCTCGTCTTTGAAACGATAGAGTGAGTTACATTCGCCGCCACCGTTCAAATCCTTTAATCTCTGTTGTATCTGTGGACGCTTCAAATCCTTGAAGCCCCTGTTTGATAAGAAGTCCATCAAACCTCTTAGCGTAAATAACGTCATATCATTTTCAGTCCAAGGCTTACCCAGCATCATCTCTTGTGGAGATCGCGCTCGTATGCGACTGGTACAATAAGTTTCTAGCAGTTCCTCAAACTGACCACGAACAGTCAATTCTTTCGGAACCTCAAGTATCGTTGCGTCTTGCAACAAGGTGTTTATGTATATCTGCCAATCGGCTGACTTCATTATTGGCGGCATCATGTCTAGCTGCTCGATACACGCCCTCTGAAACTGTAAGGGTATT